CTAATACTTCGCAGCGTTCGTCTTAAACATCTCGATTCATACCAGAGGTTAGTAAAAATTTCACCTTCGCATAAGCGAAGGTTACAAAAATCTAACATAATACTTCCTATTTAAAGGATGAAAAGAGATATCCAAAACGTCGCTTACGAGGTTTTAAAGGCTTAAAAATAAGCCCCACAACACACCGAGCATGTTGTAGTATATTTAAGGTGTGTACGTATTCACAGGGTTTGGTTCCCCATAATCGTACATTGGTGGACAACACAGAAAGAAATATGGTTGAAAATCAACGCCCGCTCCATAGAAAACCTCGACCGAAGGCCAAGGTTGATTCGACGCACCAGCAGTGGTGGTTATGAAATTGGAGTGAAGCATGATAAAATCGTCCTGAGGACGACCTCCATCATATGCGGATTCAAGATCCGCCTCATCTGTCAAAATAAATTTTGTATATACCTGTTGAGGTACATTTACAGATAGAGCTGACTGTGTGGTTGTGTTGGTCAAGGATAGTCCACCTTGTCCCCAACCCTTTCGTGGATATTGACCCGTTGTCGTAACAGTGATTCGACCAACCGTTGAAGGTTGATCAAAACCAGCTGTGACAGTGACACGATTTCTATTTTGTGTCGTCGGGTTCTGAATCAGTGAGCTATAATAACGCTCAACAGACAAAGAATCAATGTCAAATCCAGGAGGTTCAATCGAATTAAAATGTACATTCGTTGAACCGCGATACGCAAGAAAACAATTCAATACGTACCGCATGGGATGCACCGCAACATAGTTAAACGGTGAATTCCCAACTCCAACAACTTCATTAGCCCAATTAAATCCGTAATCCGTGAAACCATAATTCAATGGCACACGCGGAAAAGCATTGGCTGTAAACTGTTGTCCTGCAGTCACATAAGTGCTTGCACCTGTCAGGTATTGACCTAAAGGTTGGGTACAGTAATATGAAGTTCTGTGCAATAGTGGTCGAAGTGAAACATATGATTCACCAACGGTGAGTTTACACATATCGCCACCTGGCTTGATTTGCTCATCAGTAAAATCTGATGATTGCACAGGGTTGGTTGTCAGGTTGTCTGTGAGATTGGTTGGAACAATATATTCCATATCAGGTCCTGGCCGTACAAACATATGCACATCAATAGATGGCGTAGCAGTAGGGCCGGCAATAACATTCAACACTCGAACAACCAATTGCCCATTATGTTGCAATAACGTCATGGGATTTGTTGGAGTTGTTGACGAGACACATACAGCAGGAGTTAGTTCAAGATATGGGAGAGATGCCTTGTATGGCACCGTAATTTCCACTTCATCTTCAACACTGATGTCAATGATCTTGGTAAAAACAGCGGCTTCAATATCGCTATTTCCATACAAAATCTTATTTGGGTCCCAGGAAACCATGACCTTTCCTCGATGAAAGCTTGTTTTCACAAACTTTATCTTGTAAATCATGGAACCTCGCCAATATTTGAACATCTTTCCAAAATAAGCTGATGGTGTAAACACGAGTTCGGATGCCCCCGTGATCGCTGTGGTATTTCTATGAGCTGGAGCTACATTAGCAATTATGAGATCAGTTCCACTTGAAATGGAATAATCCCACGTTGTCTTATTGACCCAACTTTCTCTTCCAATAGTATTGGCAAAAGTTAGTGAGTCTTCTGCAGCAAATCCAGCTGTGGTGCCATCAATGGTCACCTCATTCTTTGGATCTAAACACAAGCGATCGAGAGGCATTCTCGTCTCCGAATTCGCAAAGGCATGAAATGCCTTGGGGTGGTATGGCATGACATCGTCAATGATAGGAGGATTAGAATATCCAAAAAGTCTAGCAATAGAAGCACCAGCATTGGTAGCTATCTGTGTTGCCAAAGCAAAAGGCCCTATAACAGGGGCTGGTGTCAACAAACCTGCAATATTTGCAATTGTTGTCAACGGACCAGAAATGGTCCCAGACTTATCTTCATATTCGTCCTTACTTTGAACAGCTAATCCAATTGTTGGACCAGCCATTTCAATGTCTGTCATATATGCAAACACCGACAAAGTAATGTCGGATACGGAACCAGAGGCTCCTTGTAAAGCTGAATACTCTTGAAAATATAGAGTACCCATAGTTTGCATTTCAGATTGGGAGTTTAGGTTTAGCCACTCTCCAGGCCAAATGAAAGGGAGCGTCATCTCAACAGTAGTTGCTTTTTGTGGCTCTATGTAGACGCCAGGCAACTGAGATGCCGTCAGACGAATATAATTCGTCGAGGTGGTTCCCTTATTCATAGGTTTGTAGTACATTCGAAGCATACCATAATTGAATGATGACCCATTCAGGGTCACACGAATTTTCAGGTTTGCACGAATACGACTGAAATAATGCAACTTCGTTAGAACATATGGGTTCTGTGTAAACAGATCCCAAGGCTGTAAACTTTGAGAAAAAGTTGAAGTCGACCAAGTGTAAGCTGCTATCTTAACCGGACGCTCTAAATAGCGTCCAAGTGATGCAGTAACATCTTGTCCGACAGCCAATGCTCTTGACGTAGTTTGGGAGAGATCATTTGTCTCACCATGCATATCATCGGTAAACCGAATAATTTCAGCACGCACATCGTCCCCTTCCGGATTCACTTCGGTCATTGGGGCTGATATAATATCAGTCGATTGCACTACAGAGCGACATTCACAGTCGCGGTGGGTAGGCTCTGATAAGATTCCACATCTATAACAGAGATTAATTGTTTGCTTCTTGTTGGGCAAGCAAAACCCAGTGTAACAAATATTTCCGAGTAAAACATATAAAACGCAATGTGAGTCGTATACTCAATGACTCACGGAGTTTGTACCTTGACTTATGTACCAACCAACATTTCTGTAAAAACAGATTTTGAGGAACGCTCGGGTAGGTATACACTATACATCCACACTTATGACATCTAAAGATACTATTTACGTCACACAGTAACTACATATAATGGTGATTATTTGGTTTTGGACTACGCCTCGACCCCATCACCAGGGCCGTATTTCGAGAAGCATTCAAAGCATACTCGATCATCTGAATTAGCACGATATGCACTCAAAAGTTGCTCCCACGTAGGGAAATCGTGCTTATATTCAGGTTCCAAATCGCATTCAGCAATAATTTCCAAACACATCTTCCGCTTCTGTTCAAAAATTTCTCTTCCATAGAAGAAATATTCATGGACTGCATTGTCCAAAACTTCAACGGCATGCTCACGAGGCCCAAGGACCTTGTTTGGAACAAAATTGGTCAACATTTTCGCAATTGATGCCTCCTCAATAGGAGCAACATGAGAACCTAACTCAGGTTCATAGCGCCAACGTCTCTTTAAAAAAGACGTCTCGTTGACATGAATGAATGGAATCGATTCAGTTTCCTTGTCAGCCATGGTGTATTTCACACCAACTTCGGCTAACTTCTCAACCAACACAGTGTGATCAAAATTGGTCACACTGCGATGGACTCCCATAATGTTATCGTCACCATAAGTAGCGACGGCAACATTCTCAGTGAACTTAGACAAATCATTCCCCGCAACACGCCAAACATATCTCAACAATAATGAATTCACAATACTATTGATTGTTACAGTGAGGGGTTGTCCTGATGGATTTGAGCCAAAAAACTCGACTATATCTCCATTAAAGTTCACTAGGGGAAAAGCTACATCATAAGCAATACCTTGAACAACAATTAGTTGTTCAGGTGCCCATCCTGCAGCCTTGAGAATTCCAATCACAACATCAAATGCACCCAAGATAATTTGGGGTGACATATTCTTATCAAATTTAGAGTAGTCACCAGCAATCATTCGGTCTTCACCGAACTTAGTGATGTGATGATAAATATCATCCCACTCAATTGATGTCGCATTGGTACCGGGCATTGCTTCTAGAGCAAACCGGTTCTTCTGAGCCAAACGAATAAAGGACAGCAAGTACTTTCGAACAACGAAACTCCAATCGGCTGGCGCACCAGCAAATACACGAGTTTTCTTTGCTAAAATCTTTGCCTCTGTTGTAGGTTCATCCTTAAGATGTCCTGTAAACAAAGGCATGACTCGCTCTCCATTTTTGTATCGAGCTAATATATCATCAACTCGATTGTAGAAGTTGTCATCAAAATCAACACAATCTTGCCAGATATCATGTTGACCGAGATACTTCAAACAATTCCTTTTCTTGGTGCTCCATGGAAAACCCATGGAAGATTTTCGATTCATCTTATCGATATACTTAACACCAGGCAGTCCATTCACAACAGCTAAATCCTCTAGAATCACCAATTCAGATAAATCATTTGGATTAATTGCTTGGAGTATGTCTTTCGTAAATGATTGAACACACTCTTTCAAAATGGTACTGCTCATTTGGAACTTCTGAGACACAATGTCTACTGCTCCAATTCGCCAAGGCTCCCATCCTCTCATGGCTGGTTTACCATAAGTGTCTTTATAGCCTCGAGCTACAACAGCATCTCGAATGAACGTTTTCGCAACACGAGATTTATGTGCAACACGTCCCAAGACACTTCCATACACATTAGCTTGTCCCTCGTCAATATAACGAAAAACACTCTTCATGTGAACTGGAGTGATGGTGATGAATTCACCTTTCTCGTCCTTAATATGTGGTTCTGAACTTTGAACCACAGGACGAAATTCCGCACAAGCTCTATCGTAGATTTCACGATCAATCTGCACTGCAGAAATTTCGTGACTAAATCCACCAGTTTGGTGCAATCCTAATAATACAGGACCAACTTGAGTGAACCCGATCAAGGGTGCTCCACACCATCCATCAGCTGTATTTGCGGCACATTCACCCACCCATGAAGGGTAGGATCTTTCAAAATCTCTTACCCAAAGACTTGGGTTCTTGGCTAATGCACGTGTTTCCAACAGTTTCATATTACCACTTTCTTCACGAACAAAGTACATTCCTGAGCACAATGCTTGGAATGAACTAGTTGCCAACAATCCCGTCAAATCTTTCTTCGGTGGCAAGTTCTGAATTTGGAAGAACGCCAAATCACGCTCAGGAAATCTCTTAATGTCACTCTCTTCTAATGTGAAAGTGATATTTGGAGATATCCCTTGGCACACTGATGTGTGCACAACGTTCACTGCATACTCAGTAGCATCGCGTTGAAAATTGTGTTCAGTGGTAGCATATAGCTGACCTCCTAGACAAATGGCTCTACCTTTTCGATAAATCCGCTGTCCATCTACAATACGTTCAATACGCATATAGATCACATTCTTCGCAACGATCTCTTGCATCTGAGATTGAGACATACCTTTCCACGATTTCGTATCCTTGCCAATATCAAATTCGGCAGGTTCATAATCATCTTTAAACCATGGGTTTGGTTTCTCATCCTTAGCTTTGATACGTGTACCAACATCATCAGTTGTACCCTGGACTCGAGGACCCTCCTCTTCTTTCTTCTTTTCTGGCAACATATTTTTTACCAAAATCACACCACCTACAGCAGTAGTGAGAAAAGCAAGGGTCTTAATCAACTTGGAGTGCTTAGACCAGAAAGAGCTACAAGTTTCACCAAAAAGAGATAGGCGTTCTTCAACTGCCTCCCTCTCGTAAGTAAAACGATCACGAAAAGTTTCGCAAGCTCCATTTGCTCTCACACGAATGAGTGCAAGGGATTCCTCACAAGTATCTCTCGCATCACCAATCGCAAGACGAATTTGTCCTCGGATCATATGACGCGCAATCCTGTGATGTAGACCATTCCAGTTTTGATGCATATAAAATGCACCTGATGCGGCAGTAATCAAACTAGCCAACACAAAAACTTTCTGTCCACAATCGGAACTTTGGACTCGAGCACACTTGCACATCTCTTGCCGAAACATGCATTGTTTACAGATCGCAATGCTCTTGTATGAAGAGAGTGAGTTCAAAACTGATGTCTCATGATCCTTCTTTCTCTGACTTTCAACAGCCACAAGATTCAGGAATTCATCAATATCAGTGATCTCACGCTCAACCACAAGTTCATATGATTGTTTTCCAGCATCATCAACTGCTCTTGCTCTCTTGATAATAAAATCCCAGAGATTTGGAAAACAACCCTCAGGCGTAATAGCCTGAGAAACTTTTTGTGGATCAAGCATACGCAAGTTACTTGTTCCAATACAGGAATATTCTTCCTTAGGAACAACCTCAACATGCATATCAAACCGTCTCATAACTGCCAATGCGCTACTATAATAAGCACGCGCATGCAAGTCCTCCACATTAGTGGTTGAGACAACCGTATCGCATTTAACTGGCTTACATCCCTTACCGTCTAAATCGGCTTGGGGAGCGTTGTATGCAACAGGGCTAATGATACACTGCATTTCTTGCATGGATCTGTCAACCAAATTTCCATCTGGTCGTTTGGCAGCCATCTCATCAAGTACTAAGAACCAACATTGTGATTCAAAACCACTCCAAAATTCATCATCAAATACACGAGTGAATTTGTATTCTTCTCCCAATGGGAGTCCTCGTGCATTTCCGATGTAAGTCATAATCATATCGGTCAATCCACTTTTTCCAATGGACGAACCTCCATACAACTTAATAGAATAAGGAGTCGGTCTACTCTTTTGAGCTGCCTTTCTTGTTTGCTCTTTAGCTTGCAGAATTCTCAATTCACTCATTAACTTTTGCACGATCTTGAAATCGGCACTGTCAATAAGCTTTGCTTTACGGGCATGTTTTTCAATACATGCACCTTCTTCTAAAGCCTCAGTAATTCGGCCTAGATACTCGTGCATTGAGAGTCCTGCTGCTTCAGGGTTGACCATCTTATATGAGTCTTCCTTAACACGGTAGACTTTTGTGGCCCACTCTCTGTAACTCTTTGATGAGCACAGAAGCACGTTCCAATCGCCTGTTTGATAAACATCATACAGACGTACAGCTACATATGAAAATCCATCAATAACTGCTAGCAAGAAACCTGCTTTGTTAGAGTGTTTATTTCTCTCAGCCTCAGCAACGGCTCGAGAGAAATCACATGATTGGAAGGTGATTCCCATGGGTTCTAGAATCGAGAACGACAATAGATAGTAGAAGATCTTTTTCAATTTCTTCACCAACAAGTTGTTCTCAAGAGATTCTTTCACAGATAGGATTTCTTGAATACGTTCAAAAATGGTCTGTTCCTCATCGGAGGATTGGACACAATGGAAAATTTCTTCAAGAATTCCACGAACAAAATTAGTCACAGATTTAATCACTGAGGCCATGCTTTTGCCTTTTACAGCATGCACAAAACTCGTGACAGCATCAAACAGATCTCCATAATAGTGAGCATTGCTAAAACGCTTAATTAAAAGCATCACAGCCTCAAACACCATCATAAGATAATCCGGAGATAAAGTGACTTGACATTGGTCTCTCACATGGTTATACCCCACATCAAAACCTGTTCCGCGTGCCCTGCGGGCACCTCCTCGCAAAAAGGCGGTGCGCATCTTGATGATATCACCACTATGAATATTGTATTCAGAGAGGTGCAAATCACATTCTCGGGGAAGTGGTTTCATTCCAAAATATAGTGAGCAAGTCAATTGCTTACTACTGGAAAGACACGGTATACGTGAATTGTTCCACTTATTCACACGGGCATCCACAACATTGTACAACTCTCTGAGTGTACTGGCTTTCACTCCGGTTGAAAACGCGGAGGAATTACATTGAACATAAACATAAAAATCAGCTTTCTTATCTTTGTAATGACAAGTGCTGACATCATGTTCACCAAGATACGGCATCTTCCAACTACATACGACACTGCGTACGTTGGCCTGATTGGCTCGTTCTCGGGCTTTCTCACAATCTAAATAGATGCGAGACTTCTTAAAACTCTTTCGAGATGATCGAGATTCAAGGGACACTTCAATTTCACTGATAACTTTGTTCATTAGAGCGCTTAGTGGGTTCATTGTATTGTTGTATCTGGTTTTTAATTAGATATTATTTCACCCTCTGTCAGGGATATCCGATTTTTAGTGCTTGGTAGACACCGACGATTCAGAATTCGTCAATCTGGGTTTTTACCTGATTAGTAACTTTGCTACCTCATCGTATGTTCAAAATCATACATATATAACAGCTCACGCCTTTCGGTGAAGAGGACTTTCACATACCCACGCATCCGCGTTTGTTCCTCATCGGTGCTGAAATAATGTAATCTTTCGACAGAGTAAATTCTATTCCATAGTCTGATTGCATTGTACTTTCTGCCTTTTCACATATAGAAACGTAAAGTTCCTTAATTTTTCGTTCTCACTGTCTTGGCAGACATGAGATATGTTCTAAATTTTTATTTTGTTTTTTCAAATTTTTCTTGAGTACTACTACAAAAAGATAGTACTAAACATAGACTAAAACGGATAACATAATAAACATGTATAAAGGAGTTCAGAAATGCGAAAATTTAAATTCAACATTGAAATCTGATCAGTGTTCAATTACCATACAGTTCAAGTTTCATGATCTTGAACAGCTTCTTTGAAGAAAGTATTTTCACTCGCCCAATTGGGCACACTAGTGAGATGAACTATTTCTCACCAGTGTAAAAAATGACTGGAAATGTCTTGTATATTCAATAGGATGACATTGAACATCCTAATCAAGGGGCTACTATTCCTTATAGATTTCAAATATAGAGACGCTTTAAAGGGACAGGTACGTGCATTCACGTAGCTTCCTGGCATCGCCATAGATGGATCACGTGAAAGTTCATAACTTACCTCTCATATTTTTGTTATAGCAGAACGTCAAAACTGCAGTAGAAAATAATGTGGAGTCAACACTTACAGCCTAAAAGGCCATAAATAACAGGATTATAAAAATC